GGCGGGGCGGGGCAGGGCGAGGCGGTCAAGGCGGGGCCCGGCGGGGCACGGCTAGGCCAGGCTGGGCCGGGCAAGGCCGGGCTGGGCCGGGCGGTCATGGCGAGGCATGGCTTGGCGAGGCCGGGCTAGGCGGTCAAACGCCATTGACACGTTTATTCTGTCGAATATCTGTTGACAGTATATTCGATGCATGCCAAGAACGCGGCGCCGTTTAGAGACGGTTAACCTAACGGAAGGAAATTCGAAATGGCTTTTAAGCCAAAGTTGAAGGGCCATGCGCCCGAGCTTATCAAACCTCGAAAACCGAAAATCCTGGTCTACGGCGCCTCCGGCGTCGGCAAGACGTGGGCAGCGCTGGACTTCCCGGACGTTTACATGATCGACGTGGAGGGCGGGGCGACGCAACCGGAATACCGCGCCAAGCTGGCCGCGTCGGGCGGTCTCTACCTGGGGCCGGACGATGGCGCGGCTTCGTTCGATGAGGTCATGGGGCAAATACGTGCCCTATCGTCCGAACGGCATGACCGCAAAACGCTCGTGATTGACAGCATCACGAAGTTGTTTGCGAACGAAATCGCGAGGGAATCCGAGCGGCTATCGGACGCCGGCAAAAAGAACGAGTTTGGCGCGGACAAGAAACCCGCCGTTTCGTTCATGCGGTCGATGGTCTCTTGGCTGATCCGGTTGGATATGACGGTAATCCTGATTGCCGGCGAAGTCGCTGAATGGGGCCGCGACAGCAGCGGAGAGCGGACGCAGATCGGTTCTACGTTCGATTGCTGGCCGCGACTGGAATACGAGCTGGACGCAGCGTTCAACGTGACCCGCGAAGGGCCGTCGCGCGTCGCCAGGGCGCGAAAAAGCCGTCTTGCGGCGTTTCCCCAGGGGTCACGCTTTCCGTGGGGTTACGAGGCCTTCGCCAGCCAATACGGCGCGGACGTGATTGAGGCCGAGGGCGTGCCTCTCGATCTGGCAACCGACGAACAACTGGCCGAGGTCACGAAACTGCTTGACCTGGTGCGCCTGCCAGATGGCACCGTTGATAAATGGCTGGCAGCGGCGGACGTTTCGGCGTGGTCGGAAATGCCAGCGGAGCGCGTCACCAAGGCGATCACCCACCTCAAAACTCTGATCCAAGGAGCCTGACCGATGGCAATGAAATTTACTCCGAAATCTGAAGCCGCTCTGGTTAAGGAAAACGATGAGCGCAACACGCTGTGGCCGAAAGGGGAATACGACTTCGAGGTCGTCAACTACGAGGATACGGTCTCGAAGAAGTCGGGCGCCGATATGATCCATCTGGAACTGAAGGTCTACCACCCGGACGGCGGAAGCCAGACGATCCACGACTATCTGCTTGCCTCGATGATGCACAAGCTGCGCCATGCTTGCGAAGCAATCGGCATTCTGGATCGGTTTGAGGAAGGCACGCTTGAGGCGCGGGACTTCGACGGCGGCGTGGGCAAGGTCATGTTGAAGATCGACAAGGCCAAGCCTAACAGCGGGTATCGGGACAAGAACAGCGTGGACGATTATTTGAAACCGGCGGCGCGGCCGACGGCTCCGGCGCGTGGTGCGATGGCTGGCGCGTCTCCGGCGGAACGGCGCATGCGGGAAATGGAGCTGGTCCAGAACGCTGCTGACCGGGAGCGAGCGCCGAAGAAATCTCAAACCGAGATCGACGACGAAATCCCATTTTGAGGCGCGCATTCCTGCCACCAGAGATAGAGGCGGTTGCCGCGATGGGCTGGCGCCTTTACCCCTCGGTGGTAGGGAGCAAGGCCGCGTGCTTCCGAGGCGCATCCGACGCAGCGACCTCCGATCCCGATATCCTCCGCGATTGGCAAACCGAGTTTCACGGGCCTAACTGGCGCCTCGTTTTTGGACCGTCCGGCCTCATCGGCTTGGACCTCGATGTGCCACCGGGGCACTCGCATGACGGCGTTGCTGGCCTGGCCGCGCTCGCCAGCCATCACGGCGGCATTCCGCCTCGCCCTACAGCCCGGAGCGGCGGAGGTGGGCTGGGGTTGTTCTGGACGGCGCCAGACGTGCCAATCCGTGGCGATGCGGGGCATCCTGCACCCGGATGCGACCCGCGCCGGGGCCGGCAATCTCAGACGATACCACCCAGCACGCACTGGCGAACCGGCAACGCATACCGCTGGATTATCACGCCATGGGACTGCCCGCCGCCCGAGTGCCCGCCGTGGCTTGTCGATCTGATCCGCGAGCCGCCTCCGCCAATCCGCCGCGCCCCGCCGCCCGACATTCGGACAGGCGACGAACGGCGCGCATTCGCCGATCGGATGCTGCGGCGTGCCATCGGGTGGGTTGTGCAAGCGCCGGCCGGGGCGGCAAACAACACGTTGAACAGCACCACCCACTACCTCGCCCGCGAGTTTCTGCCCGATGGGTCATTGACCGAGGCGGAAATTACCTACGCCATGGAGGCGGCGGCTCGCCAGCGGTTCCAGCCCCGCGATTATAGCTCGATCCTACCCACCATCCGCAGTGCGCTGCGATCCCACCGATAGGCATCTCATGTCCGAAACCACATCGCGCGCGCCTCTGTCATTCGATCCGCTCCAAGCGGCCCAGGAGGCAGCCAATACGCCAGACCTACCGATCATTATGGTGGAGGGTGGAAAGCGCCACACGATGGCGGAGGAGGCGCTTAAAGCCATGCACGCGCATGGGGTGGCGTTCTTTCAGCGCGACAGGTCATTGGTGCGCGTGGCGTGCGCCAAAGCCAAGACCAGCGACGGCGAGGTGATCGAGGTCCCTGGCGTGGTGCCGGTCACGATCCCGATCATGGGCCGCGCGATGGGTCAGGCCGCAATCTGGCAACGTGAGACGCTCGTGGGCAAGCGCGTGGTCATCCATCCGATGGACCCGCCGAAAGACGTTGTAGAGCAGGTCGCGGCCATGGTCGGGGAATGGCCGTTCCCACCGATCAGCGGTGTCACTAGCGCGCCGACGATGCGGCCGGACGGCACGATCCTGGATCAAGTCGGATACGATGCGGCGACGGGGTTGGTGCTGATGGCGCTGCCGAAAATGCCAGCGATGCTGGCACGCCCGACACGCCACGATGCCGACTTGGCGCTCGAAGACCTGCAATCGCTTTTGCGTGAGTTTCCATTCGTCGATGATGCCAGCCGCGCTGTCGCGCTCTCCATGATCCTGACCGTCGTCCTTCGCGGCGCGCTCCTGCCCGCCGTGCCCATGCACGCTGCCACGGCGCCAGCGCCGGGGACCGGCAAGTCCTTTCTATTCGACATTGTGAGCGCCATTGGCACAGGCGAGCGGTGCGCCGTGATCGCTTCCTCGCCCAACATCGAGGAGACCGAAAAGCGGCTGATCGGCGCGGCGCTGTCCGGCCAACAGATCATCGCAATTGACAACGTGAGCGAGATGCTGGCGGGCGATTTCCTCAATCAGGTGACGGAACGCCCATTGCTCCAAATCCGTCCGCTTGGCACCAGCACGACGATTCGCATTCCCAACACGTTCACGGTTTTCGCCAACGGCAACAACCTATCGGCACCGGCCGACCTGGTGCGGCGGACGCTGATCTGCCGACTGGACGCCAACGTGGAAAACCCGGAGGCGCGGGAGTTCGACCGCAATCCGGTGACGGACGTGTTGCGCGACAGGGGCAGGTATATCGCGGCGGCCCTGACGATCGGGCGCGCCTACGTGTTGGCCGGATACCCGGACCAGCTCCCCTCGCTACCCAGCTTCGAGCGGTGGTCCGACCTGGTGCGGAGCGCGCTCGCATGGCTCGGATGCGGCGATGCGTGCGCCTCGATGGACATGGCCAGGGCAGAGGACCCGATACGGGAGGAGCGCGAGGCTGTTTTTGTATCCTGGCCTATTTTGCCTGATGAGGATGGCAATCCGAAATCGGAATTTTATACCGTGGCCAGGATTACCGAGTTAGCCGAGGAAACGTCTGGAATGCAGTTTCTTCGCGCTGATTTCCGGGCTGCATGTCTGGAAATTGCCATCGACAAAAATGGTCAGATTTCCCCTCGCAGGCTTGGAAAGTGGTTTGCTCGCAACCGGAATTTGCGCGTTGGGAATTTGAAACTGATCGCAAAAATTCCGAAGAACGGCGGAAAGGCGGCATGGTCGGTAAGGGAGGCGTGAGAATGAATAGAGAACATTTCCGTTTCATACGTTTTCTCCGTTTCTGGTCACTCCTTCCTATATGTATCTATGCGTTATACACATACATGATATGTTATATTAACATACCTTTCACTTGCGAAGGGTTAGAATAAACGGAGGAAACGGATGAAACGGAAACTTATAGAAACCCAATCCGAATGCCCTGCTCATGGCGCGCTGGCCGTCCGGTCAAATTACCCACTCGACCACCCACTCGCGTTTTGAGGGACCAATGATCGAAATCAACTGCAACCGCCCACACAGAACCGCAACGTGCACGTTGCACGGAGTGACAATCCAGCACGACGACGATCCAACGTGCGGAATGTTGCGGGCGTTGGCCAATCTCGGCCTGGACGGGCCGTGGAGTGCCACGGACGAGCACGGTCGGCAAATAGGGTTCGGCCACCGGCTCGCTAAAGCCGCCCGGCGGTATCGCCCGACTGAGGCTGAGGTCGTCGATATTGAGGCGCAAGCCAAAGCGCGGCGGGCGGAAAAAATTCGCCGCGCCGCGCGCTGATCGAGAAACCCCCAACCCCGCGACATTTCGCAAAACGACAGGATCGAAATCATGCAAAAATACACCTCCGCATCATGGCCGGATACGATCGTCGACGCTATCCGAACCTCCTACGCCGCCGGTACGAGCCCGTTGGCGACGGCTGCCAAACTCAACCACATTGACCCAATCCACAGCTACAGCTCCGATGCGGTTGCGAAATTGGCACGGAAAAGGGGAATAATCAGAGCACTGCGGCCCGACCGATTTTCGGGTAAAATTCAGGAGAAATTGATTGCAATGCGCGATGGCGGGAACGAGGCCACTGCGATCATGCGCGGCATTAACGCTGAATTTGGCACAAAATTCAGCGTGCACCACGTAAAAACGGCAATCAGAAAATACTGCCAGAGCGAGATTGAAAAACCCTGGTCGCCCGAGGTGCAAGCCGTTTTGGCGGCGCTCTACCTGCGCGGGGAATTGACATACCGAAAAATCGCGGCGCAATTATCGGACCAGTTTGGCCGACGCTATTCCATGGACATGGTCGAAAATGCAGTTGAGCGCTACGGTTTGGCGCGCAATGAGGAATACCCAAGGAAAACAGGATTATCTAAAATGAACGCCGCACGCACAACAGTCGAACAGGTCAATCTCCGGAAAATCAGCGCAGTGCGCGAGGTGGTGGACAATCCAACCCGCCGCGTGGAGCCGGGCACGTTCCCGGCTCCCCGGGGAGGTTACTCGATGATGCGCGGCAGGCTGGAAAACACGCAATGATAATCCCAGACCTCCAACCCGGCGCCCGCGTGCGGGCCTCCCCGGACGGGTTAACCGCGTTTCCTGACCTGCGGCACATGATGGGCACGGTCGATTGGTGCCAAGAAAACGCGGCATGCGTGGTTTGGGACGGCCGCAACGGGACCACTATTATGGCGCCGGCCATGTGGGAGGCGGTCAAATGACAACCACTAAGCCACCCATCACCACAACGAAAGAAATGACATGACCGACACAAACACAAACACGCGCCTTTCCTCCTCATGGGAACACCTGCCTTGCATTTCGTCCGATTGGTCCAGGCCGTACGCAAACCGATTGCAAACGACGATAGAGGCCGGCAGCATGAGCGAAATATGTGGCGAGTGGCGCATCGTCAGCCGTCGCGTGAAAACTGGCGAATGGATGGTTTGGAAATGGTGCGGCGCGTTCGGCGATCAAACCGAAACGTACGTCACCACGCCAAAAGGCAACCCCACAATCAAAATCATCCCGGGGCCGGAGCGCAAACTGTTTTACTCCCAACAAGAGCGCGGGCCGATCTCGACAGTGCAGGGGCGAGATCACGACGACGTGATCTGCCTCTACGCTCGGGTGCGGCCAATCGTCAGGACACGCGCCGCCGCTTGATCCCGCGCGCGCCAACGCACCGGCGGCGGCACAATCTCTTTGACGCACGCCTCCAACCACGCCGCCACCAGCTCCGGGACCGGAGCCTCCCCACGCGACCAGCGCGTGGGGAGGTTGGTGTCGCAGTGCAGCAACCGCATCGCGACGTGGCGGCGTGTCCACCCGAGGGCAGACAGGCACTCAACAAAACGGGCGGGGGTCATGGTCGTATCTCCGTTGGTGGGGTGGTGGGGCCTGGGGTGGCGTCAGGCGGTCAGCGCGGCAAACCAGTTTCGGCCAGCGGCGCCCCAGAAAAACTCGGTGGCGTCGCGCAACCCGTTTTTCGTAACCTGTTCCCAGAGGTCAGAGACATGGCAGACCACGCCGAACCCGTCGCCAGCCCAGAGCGCTTCGGCCTCGGCAAGATCGGCGGCAAAAAACGCGATTGCCTCCAAAATTTCGCGGCTGGTTTCGCGGCTGTCAGCGGTGGCGATAAAGTCGGCGGCGGCGGTGGTTTCAACAAATTTTGTCATTTCCGTATCTCCGTTAGGGGTGGGGCCGAAGCCCCGCAAATCAGATGATCTCGAACTCATCGGGATACACATTCAGATCGAAGCCGCGACTGGCTGGCTTGCCATACCAAAGCGACGCCGACTTTTCGCATTCCACGTTGTAAAGAGACGTTTCCCAGCAACGTCCGTAAATCCGCCCAACCGATCCGACATATCCCTTGGCAGTGATGCGAACTGTGGTGCCCATCGGGATTTTTTTATTTCCGGTGTCCATTTTCGTTCCTCCGTTGGGGTGGGGCCGAGGCCCCGGGGGTTAGCGGCGGGCCTTACGGGCATACCGAACCGGCATCGTCCGGTGGATGCCGCTATCGACGCTGAAGAATTCCTCGGCGGGGCGGGTCGCTGCGACTGCGGCGCGGGCTGCGTAAATCCGCTCGGCCAGGGCGTGCCATTCCGGGGTCATCTGGGTCAGGGTGCGGAGTTCGGCGACCATCTTGGTGATTTGCTTTTCCATCGTCTCGTTCCTTCCTACCAGGGCGGCCATCCCGTCCTGATAACGACAATCTAGCGACACTGGCCGATGTTGTCAACGATAAAATTGCGACCTGGGCGGATTATTTTGGGGGGGAGGTGGGTTGGGGTATTTGCGCGCCCGCGACCGTCCAAAATACGCGCGCGCACGTGTTAATATCGTTGCCACGCTATTAATTTTGGGATAAACGGACGCGGTGACAGAAAAACCACCTCGCAAACGGCGCGTCCCCGCGCCAAACCGCCAGCCCGGCGGGAAGGATTATCGCCCGGCTGGCGGCACCCCTGCCTCTGGCATCCCTGCGGGCGGCGAGGGCATTGGTGGACCGGCAAACGGCGCTGGTCGCGTCCCGGGCATTGGCCCGTCCTCGGCGGAGGTGCTGAGCGGTCGGGCGCGGAATGCCCTTATCTCTGATCTGGCGCTAGAGCGTGTCGCGGCGGCGATGGCCCGGATCGACGCGACGCTGGCCGATGATGCGCACCCGCAGGCGTTTGCCGCAGCGAAATATGTAATCGACCGAGTTGCAGGCACACCGGCGGCGAGCGTCACCGTCACGGAGGAGGCGCCGTCGGTGGTCACGTATCGCTGGCTCCCTGAGATTGAGGCGTCTGGTGACGGTTGAGACCCTCCCGTTCCGGCCGCGCCGGTGGCAACGCCCGCTGATCGACGATCAGGCGCGCGATATCGTGGCAGTGGTTCACCGCCGCGCGGGCAAAACGGCGGGGCTGATGTGGCGCGGGTTGCGGCGCGCGCTGACGATCGATCGCCAATACCCACCGCCTCGCGTAATCCACACGCTACCGTATCAGGTCCAATGGGATCGGACCGGGCTGTGGGATGAGTTGGCGCGCGCCGCTCGCGGAATCCCCGGCGCGCGGATTCTCAAATCCGATATGAGAATCATTCTGCCGAACGGCGGCGTGTATCAGGCCGGCGGGATGGACAGGCCAGACTCATGGCGCGGCGGTTACGCGGACGAGATCATCATCGACGAGTACGACGACACCAGCGCCGAGGGGCAGGTCACCGCGATCCTGCCGATGTTGTCGGACCACAACGGCACGCTGGTGCGGTCGGGCACGCCCAAAGGGCTCGGCCAGCTCAAAGCGGCGTACGATCGGGCGCGCGACGATCCCGCCGCCTCGGTCTACCTACTCCGGCACCAGGACACCGGAATCCTCGACGCGGACGTGATCGACCGGATGCGTGCCTCGATGAGCGAGGAGGAGTTCGCCCAGGAGTATGAGTGCTCGTTCGACGCGCCGCATTCCGGCGCGTTCTGGGCGCACCAAATCAGGCTCGCCGAGGTCGAGGGCCGCATCCGCGCGGTCAATTACGATCCGGCGGTGCCGGTCTATACCGCGTGGGATATCGGCCATCACGACGATACCGCGATCTGGTGGTATCAGGTCGTCGGCCTTGAGATTCACGTCATCGACTATTGGGGCGCGTCCGGCTCGACTCCGGAATACGTCGCCAACCTCGTCAACAGCCGTGGCTACCGATACGCTCGGCACTACCTGCCGCACGACGGCCGCGCCAAGACTTTCGCCTCCGGCGGCCGGTCGGTCCTGGAGCAACTGGCCGCGCTGATGGGCGGGATTCAGCAATTCCAGATTGTACCCGACATTGGCGTGCAGGACGGAATCCAGGCGGTGCGGACAATGCTCCCGCTGTGCTGGTTCGACGAGGAGTTCACCCGTCCCGGCGTCAACGCGCTGCGCAGTTACCGTCGCCGATACAACACCGATACCGGCGCTTACATGCTCACGCCGTTGCACGATTGGTCGTCGCACGCTGCCGATGCATTCCGAATGATGGCTGTTATGTGGGCGCCAGAACAAAAACCTATTGCGCAAAATAAAGACGCTGTGCTAATGGTGGGGCCTCAAAATCAGGCCACGCTTAACGATATGTGGAAAATTCACGCAGAATCCCAGAAAAGAAACAAAATATGACGCCAGTTTCCGAGGCACAGAATTACACCAACCTGACGGCGACAACCACGGTATCGAGCAACACCGGCGCGTTGCTTGGCATATTTTGCTCGTCGGCCAGCGCCACGCCAACGATCAAGGTACAGGACGGTTCAACCACCATTGTTAACACTTTTACGCCAGTCGGTGGCACGTTCTATCCGATCCCGGCCCGGTTCAGCACTTCGCTGGTTATCACGATCAGCGGCACGGTTGACGCAACGGCGTTTTGGGCACCGTGATTTCACTCTGGCAGCCGCCGCGATCTGGGTTAATTTCTGACCTCACGGCGTCGTTGCCGCCGCTATGGGCGTTCTCGCGGGCCAGTTCTGGCACCCAGGTTCAATCCGGCGTTCTGTCCACCGTCGGGACCAACGTCGCGCGGTTTGAGACATCGCCGGATGGGTATCTGAATGAACCGCAGAGGACGAATCTGCTGCTCCAATCCAGCACGCTCACCAATGCGTCGTGGACAAAATCCGGCCTAGCCATCACGACAAGCGGCACAGCGCCGGATGGCGTGGCATCAAGCGCCAATCTTGCGACCGAGGACACTTCGCTGGCGGCGCATTACGTCTCCGGCACCGGGTTCGCCACGACGGCATCGACTACCTATGTGGTTTCGGCGTTTATCAAGGCCGGCACACAGCGGTATGTATCCGTGCGCGGCGAGGCTTCCGGGCTTATCGCGACATATCCATGGATTACGTTGGACACGACGCTCGGCACGATTGACGCGAATGCGTTGGCGCTCACTCCAACGGTGCTGGCGGTTTCCAACGGATTCTATTTGGTCAGCTTCACTTTTGTTGCGTTTGGCATCGCGTCGGGTGGCAACATCGTGTTCGCCGGTTCCAACGTATCAACTGCGCCAGTTGCGGCAAGCGTCAACGGCGCGTCTTACACCGGCACGTCGCTAACGTGGTCGGCTTGGGGCGCGATGCTCGCCGCGTCCGCGTTCCCCACGTCCCTAATCCAGACCACCACCGCCGCCGCCACCCGAGCCGCCGACAACTTGACGCTTGACCTGACGCAGTTGCCAAATCTTCAAACGCCAACGGGCTACAGTTGTGCGATTGAGTTCTCGCTGCTGAGCAACTCGCAGTCTCAAGTCGTGTTCGGAATGTCTGGGTCTGGCGGGTTCTCTAATACTTGGTATTTCAGCGAAAACGGCGCGGGGGGGGTGTTTCTAACGACAATCGTGGCGACTGTGGGCCAGGTGTCCGGAACCACCGCACTTAGGGCCGCTGGCCTGACAAATCGGCTGGCGCTCACAGTCACGCCAACGGGCATCACGTACAACCTGAACGGCGCCGGCGATGTCACCGTGGCCAACGCCGGGATGCCCGTGATGACAACTCTGGCCGTTCTAAGAGCGCCGTGGGGAGCCGGTAACTACGAGGCGGCCCACGCCACGCTAGTCACGCTGATCCCCGGCCCACAATCCGCCGCATGGCGCGCAGCGATGGCATACTGATGGATTACACATTCAAGGCCCCATCCCTCGCCATCATCGCCAACGCACTCGCCGCCTTGCAAGCCTCGGGTTTGGTGGGGGCGAATAGCGGGCCAAGCAACATGCTCGGGTCGATGTCGGTTGACGATGCCCAAGGCAACCCACTTTTTCGTTACGGCGTAGGGCGCGCTGCGGTGACGGTGACTGGCATGGACGGCCAGCCAATGACGATCCCGGCATCTGGTGAGGCCGGCATGTTCTACATTGCCATCCGCACCGACGTGCAACCGTCGGAAATCCCGTTCGATCCCGCCGCGCTGGGGTTGATCGCCACCACGTCAGAAGAAAGCGCGGCAGTGCTGGGGGTTTGGGCATGATCGACCCTGTAGACACTGGCGTGCAGAAATACCTTGCCGTAATCGCGGCATACGACGCCGAGTTCAAATCCTGGGAACGGCGCGCAACCAAAATCGTCCGGCGATATCGCGACGACAACCGCAATCAATCCGGCAGCGACAGCAGCGCGCGGTTCAATATTCTGTGGAGCAACGTGCAGACGCTGGTTCCCGCCGTCTATTCCAAACTCCCGACGGCGGACGTATCGCGGCGGCACGGCGACAACGACCAGGGGGGGCGGGTGGCGTCGTTGCTGATTGAGCGGGCGCTGGAATACGAAATCGAGCACTATCCCGATTTCCGCGCGACGATGAAATTCGCGGTGCAGGATCGGTTTCTCGGTGGCCGTGGCGTGGCCTGGGTGCGGTATGAGCCGCACGTCCGGGCGCAGGCCGGTGAGCCTGACGACGGCGTGCAGGTCACCGAGGACGTGGACGAGGACCCCGCGGAAGAGGCGGGCGACTACGCTGGCGCGGGCGCTGGTGATGGTGCGGAGATGGTCGGGGACCAGCAGAGCGTTGCCGAGGAGATCGACTACGAGTGCAGCCCGGTTGATTACATCCACTGGAAAGATTTCGGCCATAACGTGGCGCGGACCTGGGAAGAGGTCACCGAGGTCTGGCGCTGGGTTTATATGAGCAAGGATGCGCTGGTCGAGCGGTTCGGCGAAGAAAAAGCGGCGACGATCCCGCTTGATAACGGGCCGGAGCCTTTGCAGGGCGGTTACAATCAAAAGCGCGACAATTCGCGGGCGAAAATCTGCGAGTTGTGGTGCAAGGAAACCGGCAAGGTCTATTGGCTGTCGAAATCCGCGACCGATTTCATCGACGTTCGCGACGATCCCCTGGAACTCCAGGATTTCTTTCCGTGCGGCCGGCCGCTCTACGCTACGTTGACATCTGACAGCCTCGTGCCGGTGCCTGATTTCGTGCTGTATCAGGATCAGGCGGTTGAGTTGGATATCCTGTCCGACCGGATCGACGGGCTGGTCAAGGCGTTGCGGGTCCGGGGCGTGTATGACGCCAGCCAACCCGCTCTGGCGCGGTTGCTGACCGAGGGCGAAAACAACTCGCTGATCCCGGTCGTGAATTGGGCCGGGTTTGGTGAAAAGGGCGGGCTGAAAGGCAGCATTGATTTGCTGCCGTTGGACACGCTCGCGTCGGCACTGATCCAGTGCTACGGCGCGCGGACCGAGATCAAAACGCAGATTTACGAAATCACCGGGATTTCGGACATTATCCGAGGCCAGACGGCGGCGTCGGAAACAGCGACGGCGCAACAGATCAAGGGCCGATATGCCGGGTTGCGGTTGCGGTCGATGCAGGAGGACGTTGCGTTGTTCGCAACGGATTTGCTGCGGCTGAAAACGCAAGTCATCTGCTCGCAATTTCAGCCGGAAACGATCCTGGAATACGCCGCAGCGGCGCAAATGTCCGAGGCCGATCAGCAGATGATTCCGCAGGCGTTGGAGCTGTTGAAAAACAACCCGATGCGCAATTTCCGCGTTGAGGTGGCCAGCGACAGCCTGGTGCAGCTGGACGAAGACGCGATGAAGCAGGATCGGCTGCAATTCATTCAGACGTTCGGCGGGTTTATGCGTGAGGCGTTGCCGGCGGGCCAGGCGAGTCCGCAACTGGTGCCGATCCTGTTTGAAGTGCTGCGGTTTGGCGTATCGGCATTCAAGAGCGCGCGTGCCCTCGAGGGCAGCATTGATCAGGCGATGAAGCAGTTCGTGGAAGCGTCCAAGCAGCCGCAACCGCCGCCGCCGCCTAATCCTGAGATGATGAAATTGCAGCAGGCTGGCCAGATCGAGCAAATGCGGATGCAGGCCGATGGCCAGCGCGATCAAATGCGAATGCAGGCTGAGGGCCAAGCGATGCAAGCCAAGGCGCAATTCGATGCGCAGGTTATGCAGGCGCAATTGCAAGCCGACATGCAGATTGAGCAGCTAAAGGCGCAGTCGCAACTACAAATCGAACAGATGAAAGCCGAGGCAACCGCCGCGATTGAGCAACAGCGGATTGCCATGGAAGAGCAAGCCAAGTTGCAAGAGATGGCGCAGGCCGAACAGTTTGACCGATGGAAGGCCGAATTGGAAAGCGCAACAAAAATCCGCGTTGCCGAGATTGCGGCAGGGGCGCGGATGGAAATGGAACCGGCGCTATGACCGTTTACATCCTGGAAAACGGCGAATTGGTGGTTAAGCGCGAGGGCGTTGAGCGGCGTTTGCAGATTGTGCCCGACATCCAGCCCTACACCAGCATGATCGACGGAAGCACGATCGGCAGCCGGTCGCGGCATCGCGAGCATTTGCAGGCGCATGGATGCATCGAGGTCGGGAACGAGCAACCGCCCGCACCGAGGCCCTACGAGACGCCGAAAGCCGAGCGCGATGCGCGCAAACGTGCGCTCTACGGGCAATTTGAGAATTTAAGCCAACGCCAGATTTCGCGGGTTGCGCAGGAACTGCGCGACCGCGCCAGCAGGAGATAATATGTCCGAAACTATTATTGACGACGTTGCTCCAGATCGACGCGAGATACTTTCGCAGCAGTTTGACGAGGCTGCTGCTGCGTCCGTTGCGCCGGTTGATCCTGTTGCCGAGAAGCCCGCCGTTTCACGTGACGCCGCCGGGAAATTCGCAGCGCAAGCGGCGACAGGCGGCGCCGCACCTGAGCCGGAGGCTGAGCCGCCGGCTTGGCATCGTCCGCCGCAAAGCTGGAAGAAGGAAAAGCACGGACTGTGGGATACCGCATCGCCGGAAATGCGCGAATACGCCTTCCAGCGCGAGGAAGAAATGCGCAACGGCGTTTTGCCGTTGCAGGAAAAAGCGCGCTTTGCCGATTCGATGCAAGCTGCGGTTGAGCCTTATTTGCCTACCATTCGCGGTCTTGGCGTTGACGCTCCAACGGCGGTGAGGGCGCTTCTGGAGGCGGATCGCATGTTGCGATCGAGCGCGCCACAAGAGAGGCTTGCATATCTGCGGCAGCTTGCGCACAATTATGGCATTGATTTATCTGGTACGTCAGAAACGCCCGAAAACAACCCACAGGTTGATGCTCGGTATAGCGATCTGGCCAATCAGGTAAACCAGATCAGAGGGCAGTGGCAAGCCGAAAGGGACGCCGCCGCTGCCGCTGAAGATAGGGCGTTGCAGGCAGAAATATCTAAATTCTCGTCCACACACGAGCATTTTGAGACGTTGAAGCCTGAAATGATCCTATTGCTACAAGGCGGGTCTGCGGACTCGCTGGACCAAGCCTACAAGAAAGCGATGCGTTTAGACGACGGATTGTTCGAGAGTTCGCAAAAATCCCTACAGGATGCGACCGCTATTGATAAGCGGGTCGCGGCGGATCGAGCAGCCAAATCAGCGCGCGCTGCGGCGGTAAGTGTTCGCGGCTCTACACCCGGAGCCAAGCAGGCAACCAAAGCGACAGACAGGCGTTCCATCCTTGAGGATCAATTCTCGGGGTTGAGTGAGCGTCTCTAGATCATTTGGAGGCTGCCTAAATGGCATTCGCAAATAGTTCGGTCAGCGATATCATCGCCACGACCATTCAGAGCCGATCCGGCGATCTCGCCGACAACGTGACGAACAACAACGCCTTGCTGCGGCGCCTCAAGGAGCGCGGCAACGTCAAGACGTTCTCGGGCGGCAACGTGATCTTGCAGGAGATCATGTACAACGACAGCACGACCAACAACACGAACTCCTATTCGGGATACGAAGTGCTCGACGTGTCGCAGAACAGCCCGATCAGCGCGGCTCAGTTCAGCATCACGCAGTATGCTTCTGCCGTGTCGATTTCGGGGCTGGAAATGCTGCAGAACGACAGCAAGGAGCAGATCATCGATTTGCTCGATGGGCGCATGGAGGTGTCCGAAGCGCAGTTGATGAACCGCATCGGCTCCGACATCTACCTGGACGGCACCGGCAATGCCGGCAAGAACATCACCGGCCTTGCTGCGGCGGTTCCGGACGCGCCGACCACTGGGACCTACGGCGGGATCAATCGCGCGACGTTTAGTTTCTGGCGGTCGGTGAAATACGGCGGCCTTGCCGACGGCGGCGCGGCGGTCAGCGCGACCAACATCCAGGGGTATATGGACGCGCTCGCGGTGCAGCTGATTCGCGGCACTGACAAGCCGGACCTGATCGTGACCGACAACACCTACTACAAGCTGTATCTACAGTCGCTCCAGGCAATCCAGCGGATTACCGAAACCAGTTCCGCTGGTGCCGGGTTCGCGTCGCTCAAATACTACGGCGCGGGCATGGCCTCCGACGTGGTGCTTGACGGTGGTGTCGGGAGCGCGGCGACGGCGGCGCACATGTGGTTCCTCAATACCAAATACCTCATGTTCCGGCCTCATGCCGCGCGGAATTTTGTTCCGATTGGCGGCGAGCGCCAGGCGGTCAACCAGGATGCGGTGGTCAAGCTCATTGGCTGGGCGGGCAACCTGACCTCCAGCGGTCCGCAATTCTGCGGCGTTTTGATCGCTTAAGGAGCAAATCATGGCTTATGTTTTTACGGACGGCTACATCGGGCTTCTGCAAATCGAGAATACCGATGCCGGCGTGACTATGCCGAACGGAACGGGTGCAATCCCGACGCCGCCTGCCATTCTGGGACAGGTTGTCCGCGCCGCTGATCCCACCTATGGCGAGGGCGAGTTCATTATGCTGGTTGGCGTTGCCAGCACGGCGGTGGGGTCGCTGGTGACCTACAACGCCACGACCTACCAGACCGCGCTCAGTGCCAACACGGCGGGCCTGGGGCAACCTGTTGCGGTGGCGATGTCGGCCAACACAGCGGGCCTGTTTGGCTGGTATCAGATCGGCGGGTTGGCTGTTATCGCCAAAACGGCGGTGCAGACGACCGCGCAAGTTGCGGTTTACCAGTCGGCCACTGCGGGCAGCATCATGCCCACGGCTGCCACTGGACGGCAGATTCTCGGTGCGCGATCGGCCAATCTCGCCACGGTCACGACCACCACCGCGACGCTGGTTGTCTCGATCAATCGTCCGCATCTGCAAGGCCAGATCACCTAGTGATCTTGCCAAGCAACCTTGACGAAACGCTCCCGGTTGCTTGCAACACGGCGGCAACGGACGTGCTGGCGAATGTGGAGTTCGCCAGCACGCTCCATTACCCGTGGCTTCGTCACCAAGACGCAACCGGCAACCCTGCGCTATTGATCGGCGGCGGGCCATCGGTGAGCATGTTTCTGGAAACCATCCGGGCCGAGCAAAAAGCCGGTGCGGCGGTGTTCTCGATGAACGGCACCAGAGCCATGCTAGGGGCCGCTGGCATTGTGCCTGACTACTTGGTGCTGGTGGACGCGCAACCCGGCGCTGCGGGGTTTGTGGGGCCAGCGGATACCTATCTGATCGCATCGACGTGCAACCGCGCGGTGTTTGACAAATTCGGCGCTGCGGACAACGTGGTTGTCTGGCATCCGAGCTTCCCAGGATTAACGGACATTCCATGCGGCCGTGAACGCGTTCTTATCGGCGGCGGCTCTTCAGTCGGAATCCTGACCATGTCGATCGCCTATGTGATGGGGTTTCGCAATATCCGGTTGTTCGGTTACGACAGCAGTTACGAAGGCGATTCCGGCCACGCTTACGAGCAGCACCAAAACGACGACGACGAACCCGAGCTATACACGGTCGGAGATCGGACTTTCGCGGCGGCGCCTTGGATGGCGCGCCAGGCGGTCGAGTTCCAATCGGCGTCAACCCAACTTGCCGCCCTGGGCGCGTCAATCAGCGTTTTGGGGCGCGGCCTGCTGCCTGCCGTAGCGGCAATGATGGCGAACGCGGCAACCAATCACCCGGAGACACCACATGCCTCTCGATAGCGATACGTCAGCCGCTGACACTCACCTAAGCGTGGAATTTTATAGCCACAAATTCGAGCCGTATATCGGTGAGCCGTTTATCCGCATCGCGGTTCCCGGCAACGATCTGACCGTGATCGACACGCCGGCGCGCGATTATCATATGCGGCGCTTTCCGTTGCACTGGTTGAATTTCCAGCGTCAAACCAGCCCTGACGCGGCGGTTGGCAACAGCCTGAAAGATTGGAACGCGGCGCAACCCGAGGCGCTAACCGAGCATATGCTGGGCGAGTTGCAAATCCTGCATTTCGCCACCGTCGAACAGGTCGCGGGCGCGAGTGACGCCCAGCTCCAGCGCGTCGGCATGGGCGGGCCGGGATTGCGCGAACGGGCGCGGGCGTTCCTGGCGCGGCAAAACATGTCGGAAACCGCCCTCGAGCTTGAGAAAACCCGGGCGGAATTGGCGGAGTTGCGGGCAATGATTACCAGCATGACGCCACGGTTGGGCCGACCTCGCACGACGGCGGAGTAGCTTATGTCTAGCACGATGCTGCAACTTATGGGGCAGGTGACAGGGGAACTGGGTATTCCGACGCCTGCGACGGTTGTCGGCAATCCCGTGGCCGATGTTACGCAGCTTCTGGCGCTGATGAACGCATGTGGATACGAATTGGTTCGCGCCGCGGAATGGCGCGCGTTGGCGGCGCAGCACCTGTTTTCAACCGAATATCTGACTACCACAGGCACATGGACAACGGCGGCGCGTACGATCAGCGGCATACCGTCAACCGCAACGCTCGACACCACATACCAAGCGGTTGGCGATGGCATTGGCCAGAACGCCATGATCGTGTCGGTGGACAACGCGAATCAGGTTACGCTCAACCAGGACATCACGGCGGCCGGTGCCGCTGCGACCGTCTATTTCCAAAAGATGCAATACGACCTGCCCAGCGATTATGCGTCGCTCACACCACGCACGCAGTGGGACAAGTCGAAGCATTGGGAAATGCTCGGGCCGGAAACTCCGCAGCAGTGGGAATGGCTGATGTCTGGCTTTATCAGCACCGGGCCGCGATTGCGTTGGCGTTTGTTCCAATCCTATTTCCAAATCTGGCCGGGGTTTTCCAATGCCGAGCAGCTAGGCTACGAATATCGCAGCCTGGCCTGGGTCCGGTCGTCTACCGACGCGCTGAAGAATAGTTTCACGCTGGATAGCGATACCTGCATCTTCCCCGATCGGCTGATGGTGTTGGCCACCAAGCTCAAGTATTTCGAGGCAAAGGGGTTTGACACGACGGCCATGTATCGCAATTACAGCCGCGAACTGGACATTGTGATAGCGCAAGACACCAGCGCGGCGAACCTATCGTTTGCGCCTCGCCCTGGGTCGGTCCTGATTACCTACGACAACATTCCTGACAGCGGCTATGGCTCGGCGTAGGGCATCCGCGCTAGTCCAGAACCGCGCGGCCAAAGCGGTTAGTTTGTCGGCGCCGGTCGGCGGCTGGAATGCGCGCGACAGCTTGGCGGACATGGCGGCAAACGACGCTGTAACGCTTGTCAATTTCTTCCCCGACGTAAGCGGCGTTAACCTTCGCGGCGGCTACACGGATCACGTGACCGGCATTACGGGCACGGTTGAAACGCTTATGGCATATACCAGCGGCACGGCCAGCAAGCTGTTTGCCGTTGCAAATACGCCGTCCTCGATCTTTGACGTTACTTCTTCCGGCGTTGTCGGCGCTGCGGTTGTGACCGGCCTGAGCAATGGGCGCTGGGAATACACTAACGTCACCACGGCTGGCGGCAGCTATATCTACGCGGTCAACGGCGTTGACGCGCCACTGCTCTACGACGGCACCACCTGGGCGGCAATTACGGCTGTATCGCCTATTGCTATCACCGGCGTCACGACGACCAGTCTTTCCAATGTCGCGTTGTTCAAGAGCCGGGTCTGGTTTCTGCAAAAACAGACGCTCAAAGCGTGGTATTTGCCGACCTCGGCAGTTGGCGGCGTTGCCAATGTGCTCGATCTGAGCGCGATTGCGCGCGAGGGCGGCTATCTGGTGGCGGTCGCAGCATGGACCATCGACGCAGGATATGGCGTTGATGACAATCTGGTATTTATCACCAGCAAAGGCGAGGTGATTGTCTACCGGGGCACGGACCCGGCCAGTTCGGCAACCTGGGCGCTTGCCGGTGTTTGGGCGTTGGGCGCCCCTATCGGCGCGCGCTGTATGCTGAAATACGGCGGCGATTTGCTGATTCTAACGTTGAACGGGTTGGTGCCTCTGGCGTCGGCGTTGCAGAGTTCGCGCCTCGATCCTCGGGTAGCGGTGACCGACAAAATCAGCGGCGCTTTTGCGGCAGCGGCACAAACGTATGGCTCGTCTTTCGGCTGGCAACTACTGTTCTCCGCGCAAAACTCGGCGTTAATCGTCAATGTTCCGATCAGCGTTACCGCGCAACAGCAATTTGTCATGAACACCAACACGCAATCCTGGGCGCGGTTTACCGGATGGGCGGCGAGTTGCTGGGAGAATCTAAACGATTTGCCATATTTCGGCACTGCCGGAAAAGTGGTGAAAGCCTGGACATCGACCTATCAGGACGGCAGCAACAATATCGATACGCAAGCACTGCAGTCGTTTAATTATTTTGGTTCTCGCGGCTTGATGAAATACTACACGCGCGCTCGGTTGAGCGTGTTGACTAATGGCACGCCAAACATAAGCGCAACGCTAAATGTGGATTTCAACATTTTGCCTCCAACTGTCCCCATAGTGGTGTACGTTCCGACACAGTTTGCGGTGTGGGGTGTTGGCGTGTGGGGATTGTCATTGTGGGGTCAAAATTTAAATATTTCTAATAATTGGCAAGGGGTAAACGGCGTCGGTTACTGCGCCAGCGTGTCGGTTGCCAGTTCCACGCGCGGTATTAACATACAATGGACGGCGACCGACATAGTGTATCAAAGCGGATGGTCGGGAATATAATCGCTGGGCACGACGTCGGGCGCTGGGTGTATGCCCGCGTCGGCGGCCTCTACCATCCCGAGGCGTCGGCAAGTATCGGGCTTGAGCGTGGCGGCGAGATTGTGGCGGGCGTCGTGTTTTACAACTGGAACGGGGTATCGGCCATGGCGAGCATCGCGGCGGTTTCCCCATTAAGCCGGGGCTTTTTGGGGGCGATCTTCCGATATCCGTTTGTGGTTGGCAAATTGGATCAGATTATTGTAACTATCGCCAGCTATAACTCGAGAAGCCTACGCCTTGCTGCCCGGATGGGATTTACGGAACAAGCGCGGTTGCCGGACGCGCATCCTGATGGGGATTTGATTCTTATGGTCCTACGCCGCGAAAATTGCAGGTTTCTAGGGGCGCGATATGGGTAAGCAGGCGAGTTCCCCCCCGGCGCCGGATTACGCGGCGGCGGCAAGAGAGCAAGGCGCGGCAAACGTCGAGACGGCGCGCGTCCAGGGCCGGATGAACAATCCGAACACGTATGGGCCGCTCGGAAATCAAGTTGTGACGTGGGAGGGCGACGATCAGCCCACTATCCGGCAGACCCTGACGCCAGAAGCGCAGGCGGCGTTTAACTCACAGCAGCGCGTGCAATCGGGACTTAGCGCGCTGGGCGAACAGGGTCTGGGGACTGTCCGCGAAGCTATTAGGCAACCGTTCAACCCTAATCTGCCGAGGCTCCAGGAGGGGCTAAAGAACGTTGGGGATGCGCCGGTCAACCAGGGCATGACTGGGCAAGCGGCGATTATGGAGCGCCTGGCGCCGCAACAGGCGCAGGAAGCCGCCGCCACGCGCCAACGCCTCGCCAATCAAGGGCTGGTGCCGGGTGGCGAGGCTTACGACAACGAGATGCGCATCCAGGGCCAGCAGCAAAACGACGCGAAAACGCAAGCGGCGTTGCAGGGGCTGTCGCTTGACTCGGGAGCGCAGAACCAGCGGTTCAATCAGGAGCAGGCGCGCGCTCAATTTGGCAACACGGCGCTTCAACAATCGCTGGCGCAGCAAACGCAACTCCGCAATCAGCCGCTGAACGAAATATCCGGGCTGATGTCGGGCTCTCAGATTCAAATGCCGCAGTTTGCGGGGTATCAAAGCAGCCAGGTCGCTCCGCCTCCGATCTTCCAGGGCGCGCAGGCTGCGGACCAATCAGCGATGCAGCGATACGGCATTGAGCAGTCTGGGAATAACGCTTCGACATCCGGTCTGTTTGGGTTGGCTGCGAGTGCGGCAATGGCTGCGGCATATTGATGCTCGGCCTCGCATTCTCTGGCGGAAAAGACAGCCTCGCGTGTTGGTATCTGCACCGCCACGAGCGCCCTATTGTGATCTGGGTAAACGCGGGCAAGGCGTATCCCGAGACGCTTGCCTTGGTCGATGAGGTGCGGGCTGAAGCAATAGAGTTCATTGAAGTTCGCACGGATCGTGAAGCGCAAAATGCCGCCTGGGGCATCCCGTCCGACCTCGTGCCAATCGACCATACCCGGATAGGTCAGGCGATGACAGGGCCAAAGTCGATCACCATCCAGGGCTATTTGTCGTGCTGCAGCGAAAACATTTCCGCACCGTTGCAGAATGCGGCCAAGACGCGCGGCGTCACCCACCTGATCCGAGGCCAACGGAACGACGAAGCGCATCGAGGCCCAGCCCGGCATAACGACGTGGTGGACGGCATCACGTATCTACAGCCGATTGAGACATGGACGGCCGATCAGGTGTTGGCTTACGTCGCGCATCAGCGAGGCTCGCTGCCAGACCATTACCAGTTCGAGCAAACGTCGTTGGATTGCTACGATTGCACGGCGTTTGCCGCTCACTCGCGCGATCGCATCGCGTGGATGCGAGGGAAATATCCGGCTTACTATGCGGAATATGCGGCGCGTCGTGGCGATTTGCGCGGTGCGATCGCGCCATGGGTGGAGACTTGTGATGGTTGACCGGCGGGACACACTTGCTCAATTGATCGGGCCAATGGAGAGCGGCAACAACCCTGGGATCGGTTATCACAATCGGTCGAGGTCCAGCGCTTACGGGCAATTTGGGTTCACGGCGCCGACGTGGGCCGCCATGCAGCGCGCCAACCCGGCGTTGCCCGCCGATATTACCCAAGCGACGCCGGAGCAACAGCGCGTTGCGTTCGATCAATTGTCCGCCGCAAACGGCCGGCAGCTGACCGGATACGGGTTGCCGGTGACCAACGGCAGCCTTGCTTTGGCTCACTTGCTCGGCGCTTCCGGTGCAAGAGATTACATCCAAAATCGCACCCTGAGCGCGGATGCGTCGGCGGCTAACGGTGGCGAGGGCAAGTTACGCGCGATTGCCGAACAGCGGCTTGCGTTGGACGCACCCGGCGGGAGTCCGGCACCCGGCGGTGAGCCCTATACCAGCATCATCGATAGCGGGACATGGGACCCACCACAGGATGCCGCACCGGCGGCTGCGGGCGATGACGCGGACCTGTTCAGTGCGCTGAATTTTTTCGGAAAATCGCTGTCAAAGCAGGGGCGCGACAGCGCCGGACCGGATGCCGCGTCTATTGTAAAGCCTCGGACGTTTGCCGATCCGGAAGCGGGTGAGATGCCGCAGCGCCAGAGGGCGAGGGCAATCGCGGCGGCGCTACAGAAGGATATGGTCTAATGGCATACGGACCGCAATCGGTCAGCCTAACTCGGGAAGCTGGCGGCGATCTCGACCTGCTCGAAGCTATGCGCGGACGCGGCAATCGCATCAAAACGCAGCAGGAAATGCTGCGCGAGCAATCTATGTCGCCGGTGGAAATCGGCAGCTACAACGGAATCCAGGGCAAGTTTCCGATCAGCCAGGGGATTAACAAAATCGTGCAGGGGTTGCTTGCGACCTACATGGAATCTCAAGCTCGGGACAAGGCGCAAGCGGCTGCCGATGCGCAAAAAGACGAAGCTCAGAAATTTGCTGAGGGGTTTGCGGGAACGCCAGCGGTTCAAGGGTCGCGACCGAACACGCCGGAAGAAATTGCTGCGTATCAAAGTGACGCATCGGATCGGGCGCAGGGAATTGAACCGTATCTTGGCCGCGCGCCTGTGGGGGATGAATTGCCTACACCGCCCATCCCACCTGCCGGGGCACTGGGGCTTGGCGGACAACCTGCTCGGGAAGCTCCTACGCAAGCGCAACGCACGGCGAGGATAATGCAAGGTATGGGGTCCACTAATTCGCTAGTGAATCGCATGGCCACGTATCTAAGCGACCAGGATGCGACGGATCGGGCGCGGCAAGATGTGTTGGACGCTCGGGCATTCCAGGCGGGACAGCAGCGCGAATTGATTGCGGCGAATCGCGATGTCAAATCGGCGGAAACTCAACCGGCGCGGGATGAAACGCAACGGCTGATTGCTCAGGACAAACAGCACAGCGAGGAGGCGGTTGAGTTTGGAATCAGATACGGGAAGGCTACGCCGGACGAGCGGGCGAAAATGCTAATCGAAGCGCAATTCTCTGCAAATCCGCATCTGGTTAGAAGCGCGGCGCGTATTAACGAGACGGAGACTAAAAAGGGCGTTGCGGCGACTGCGGCGGAGGCGAAAGCCATGCATGTGCCTCCGCAAGTCAACAGCCAATACACCGATCAGCTTGCGTTGTATAAAACGGGGGTGCGCAATACTGAGCAGCTTGATAAAAGCATTGCGCGATTGGATAGCGGCGAGCTGAAATTTGATCGGATCAATAATGCGAAAGACAGCGCACGCATTTTCTTCGGCGTGAATGACGAGCAAAGCCGGGCCAAGGCGGAATACCAAAACGACGTAAAACGGTTTGCAAATGATGTTTTGACGGCGGCGAAGGGGACGCAGACCGAAGGCGATGCTAAGCGCGCTTATGATCAGATTGTCGGCAATATAAACGATCCGGATATCGTTCGTGTCCAGCTTACAAATCTGCGGCGAATCTCTATGGATCATCAAAACACGGCGGGGACATCCATTAACAATTTAGGGAGAAATTACCCGGGCCTTAGCCATGAAAAAGTTGAAATGCGCAAGGCGTCGCCGGAGCCAGCGCCCAAACCAGCCCCTGCAGATGGAGCGAAGGGCACGCAGGGCAATCCTACATTGGTAAAAACTATTGCCGAAACGCTAAATTTGCCACCTGGGACGTTTATTAAGCGTCCTGATGGCACAATCGGCCAGGTGCCACCACGATGAGCGGCACGCAGAACCCAATGGCAACTAACGAATCATGGGCGCAATTTGATCTGCCCAGCGGATCAAAAGCGGCATCGACTGACGAGTGGGCGCAATTTGATCTGCCCAAGCCGCAACAGTCCGCGTTAGGCCAAATTGCGCGCGGTTTTGGTCTCGGCACGCGCGACGTGTTGGAAGGCGCAGCGAGCTTGCCCGGTCTCGCCTACGACGTTGCCGCGCTCCCGCTCAACGCAGGCATTGCTGGATACAATGCGCTGACCGGCGGCAACGCCGCATACATTCCAAGCGGATCGCAACAATTCGGGCGCATTCTGGACACAGTGGGCCTGCCAAGGGCGGAAAGCACGGGCGAAAAATTCCGCTCCGGGCTTATTCAAGGCGCAGGGAGCGCGTTGACCGGCGTGGGCGCGGCAGGTGTAGCAGCTCCCGCGATGACTGGCGCAGGGCAAGCGGTGGCTCGCGTTCTGGCGTCGCAACCAGCCATGCAGGTGGCAAGCGGCGCAATTGGCGGCGGAGTGGCTGAAGCGACAGATAGCCCAGTGGCGGGCCTGATTGCAGGCGCTTTACCGCCTGTTGGCGTTGCCGCAGCGCGTGGGCTCATCACGCCGGTTCGCAACGTCAATTTGCCGGGTCGGCAGGCGCTGGTTGATGCGGCGGAACGCGAAGGCATTCCCCTCACGGCAGGGCAGGCAACAGGTAGCCCAATTCTGAAAAACGTTGAGTCGGTCCTAGAGCAGATGCCTTTCACGTCAGGGCCACAGCGCGCCATTGGCGACGATCAGCGAGCAAAATTCATTGGAGCGGCTTGGCGCAGGGCTGGCGAAACTGCAAGCGACACATTGCCGGACACTATTATATCTGCGCGTAACAGGATCGGCGGCCGGATTGGCGAAATTGCCGACCGCAACAATATGAATTTCACTCCGCAGCTTGATGCCGACTTGGCGGAAATTTCCGCCAATTTGCGTTTTATGCCTTCCGAAGTAGCTGGGCCAGTTGGCGCGCGCATTGATCAATTACGCGGAATGACGATTGGAAAATTCGCTCCTGGGATGCCTGATCCAATTATCCCAGGGCCGTCGTATGGGATGCTGGATAGCCAGATCGGCAAGTCAATTCGGCAAACGTCAGACGGCCGAGAGCGCGCGGCGTTAATAGCAATCCGTGAAAAATTGCGTACGGCGATGGATGCCAGCATATCCCCAAGCGACAAAACCGAGTGGGACAAGATGCGGCGTCAATACGCGAATATGTCGGTAATTGCCGATGCGGCAGGGCAAGCTGGCGCAAGTGCGGCAGAGGGCGTTATGTCGCCTGTCGCGTTGCGCGGCGCGTTAACTCGATCCATCGGCAAGGGCAACTATGAGCTTGGGCGCGGCGATCTGAACGAATTAGCGCGTATTGGACAAAGCGTGTTGCGCCCGCCGCCTGATAGCGGAACAGCGGGGCGGTCATTTGCGCACAACATCCTGACCGGAGCGTTTGGAGTGGGTGGCGCGGGCTTGGGCGCAGATTTGGGCGGGCCATTGGGCGCGATGGTTGGAGCATCGGTTCCGGTAGTTCTTCCGCGCGTTGCTCAAATGTTGATGAACAGCGGTCTTGGCCAAGCGTACCTGAAAAACCAGAAAGCGGTTGATCCTACGATAACGGCAAATTTAGCCCGCGCGCTCGCATTGCATGGCGCAATTCAAAACAACAACCAAACAGGCCCATAACCATGGCATACAACGGCTCAGGCACGTTCCTTATCAACTCCGCCGGGCAGCCGGTTGTGGCAGGCACCACCATATCGGAGACGGTGTTCAACGCGCTCACGGCTGACCTGGCAACCGGCCTTTCGACGGCAATTACGAAAGATGGCCAGACCACCGCCATCGCCAATCTGCCGATGGGCGGGTTCAAGCTCACCAACTTGGCGGCAGGCACCGCCGCGACGGATAGCGCGCGCCTGGGGCAGGTGCAGAGCGGCGCAACCACTTTGATAGCTATCACGGGTACCGACACGGTGGTGGGCACTCTGACGCCAACCTTGACGGCCTACGCGACAGGCCAGCAATTTTCTTTCGTAGCGGCTGCGACCAACACCACGTCGATGACCCTGAATATCAACGGTCTTGGCGCCAAGGCAATCACAAAAACCGGCGCCACGGCGTTGATCGCGGGGGACATCACCGTCGGGAAGATGATTACGGTCATCTACGACGGGACGCAATTCCAGACCTCCGACGCGCTGGTTCCGGCTTCCACCGGCGTTTCCGGTTTGCCCGCGTTGCTGCGCGGCTACATCGACGGACTCACGCTATCCCGAGCCAGCGCGACCACAATCGGGATCGCCGCCGGAACCGCCACAAACAGCACGGCCGCCTCGTCGATTACGTTGGCGTCGGCTTTCACAAAATCGACCGCTGGGGCTTGGGCCTCCGGGTCTGGCTCCAACGGGATGGGCCTTACTTTGGTCATCGCGAATAATACGTGGTATCACGTATTCGCGATTATAGCCGCCGGAGTGGCGGATGTGTATTTCGATACATCCGTGACGGCCGCGAACAACCCCGCAGGCACGACGGCGTTTCGACGGATTGGGTCTTTCCTAACGGACGGTTCCGCGCAGATTGTTCCCTTCTCTCAGATCGGCGACGAGTTCCTTTGGTTGACGCCGATCCTGGATGTCAACACGGGGACGCTTTCAACGGCCCGAACACTTTTCCCGATAACCGTTCCTCTTGGCGTGAAGGTCAACGCCATCTTCTCCGCGTCGGCAAACGCGGCGGCGAGTGTGCCAATTGTTGTTTTCACGAGCCCTGACCAGAACGATATATCCGCCAGCTTCACCACTGGCGCACATCTTGCGGCGCCAGCGGCAGCGACAAACGCGGCCGGACAGTTCAATGTCAGGACCAACACATCCAGACAGATCGGCGCGCGGTCGTCTCAGGCGTCAACGGCGCTGGCTTGTATTACCTTTGGATATATCGACACCAGGGGGAAAAATTCATGATCGCTGTCTATATGGCGTGACATGAAATAATCAAAGGATTTCAGCGAATGGCCGAGAATGAGCGACTACGATGACGGAGCATATGCCAAAACTCCCAACGCTCAAACTCGCCCTCCGCAAAATCGTCAATTTCGCGTTAATGCGCGCACGTCAAAAAACGCGCGACGGCTTAGGGGGTTAAAATGGCGGCGGCGCATCTGGTACGCAGCGGTAGCAGCCGCAACTACTTTCGGGCCCATTATATTAAGCGAACTGACAAGCCTCGTAAAAGACGGTGTGCATCATGGCGGCATCGTCATCCGGCGCTGGCTTGGCTGGTAAGACCATGGCGCGGCCTGGACATTGTGAGCCGCCTTCGCCCGCATGTTTGCCTGTGGTGTATCACGGTGGCCGGGTCGTGCTGCTCCCTGTTGTTGGCGGCATACATGGGGTGGCCGCATATCGTTTTTACGATACTGAGGATGTGACATGAGCGGCATTCTGGGCAATGCTTTGACGGGTGGCGTCCCTGGCGCGGTTTCCGCCGTCGCGCAATTCGCCGGAAAAATTCTGGATCGCGCAATTCCCGATGCTGCGGCGCCCCGCACTCGGTCTCCGAATATCTTGACTTGCAATGTGGGCAGACATATCCGCCTGCGACCAGCCGCCCGCCCGCGCATCGTGTCAGCCTCGCCGCCATGCACGCCGCTGTCGCCGACGCCTGCGCCGTTGTCCACGCCTACTCGGCGGGGTAATCCCCCTCTGGCGCAGACAGTTCTGCAATTAACGCGCGCAATCGTTTGATTTCAGCCACCATCAGTTCAGCGGGTGTGGGTTCCCGCCCCTCAAACTCGGCCCGGGGGAAATCGAACAAGCGCATAACGTCGTCGACGGTCATATTGCGCGATCCACTCACCCGCGCCCCCCGTCGACCGGGTCCGGTATCGGGCATTCTCCGAGGTACCGGATGCGTGGGTTGAATTCCGGGCCGCTGATATAGTTCGGCGGGCACGTTGCGCCAAACATAACTCCGCCATGCTCCCATCTGCCCGATGTGGCGCGCCAATACGCCGGGTGTGGGCCAGGAAACCCCAGCCAGTGCCAGCCGTCGCGGCTCGGGTCCGGCGGGTAGCCGTTCCAGTTTGTCATAGCGGTTTCGATTGGCTGCCACTCGGTCTCTGGCCTCCGGTTCCACGCGCCTCCCATGGCACAAACGCCCCGCAGTAATTGCACCTATTCATTGGTCGCCCCCCATTAACGCATTCCACACCTCGCCGTGCCCCAGCCGCCGGGCGATATCGGCCATTTCGTCCACTCCGATATCCGGAATTGGTCGCTGCGACACAAGCCCGCGAAGGATTTTCCACGCGGCGGACCGTCGAATGTGCTGCCGCCAATGTTCTTCCGACCGACAATACATCACATGCCCGTCGTCGTACGGCAGTTCGTGCGTTATTCTCTTTTCCGGAGGTAGTCCGATGTATATGTATTTTTTCCCGGCCCGGATAACAGGCTTGAGATACCCTGGCAATCCGTTGTATTTCGGCTGAACCCACACGGTATCGCCTACCGCGATCGGCGCCTTGGCTTTATCGGCCATCGAACTTCTCCCATAGGATCGGGTGCTCTTTCATGGCGCCACATGCAAAATCGCGTCGATTACGGCCGTCACTCCGACCACGATAACCGCCGCCCCGAGTATCGCCAAAGCTGCGGCGAGGACGATCTTTTGCACCCACGCGCGGGCTTTTGCCCGACGCCGGTCCGCGATCCACGGGTTTGCTGCGGCGGATCGGCTTAAGTGGTTCATCAGCCAGCCCTTTGATAAAATGCGTGCCATGCTTTCTCCGCCGCAAGATGGGCTTCCACGGTGTCGGCTTTTAGCGCGGCGCGGTCGAGCTCGCAGCAACGGCGCCAGGCCTGCGCAATTTGAGCTGCGCGGCTCGGGTCCCATTTCCCGCCCGGGACGACGGCGTTACCCGCGAGTTTCATCGTTCGTCTCCCTCGATTGGCGCCGCTCCCCATGTTCCCAGAACCGGACGGTCAACGGACTGCCACGCCAGTTCGGCGAGGCCGCCTTTATAAAGGCCGCAGTAGGATTTCATCAGAAGCGCGATGGCGTCTTCGATGCCGGTGGTCTGGGTCATGGCGTTCTCCGTTGCGTTGTCGATAACCAGACCCTATCCCGGGGCAATGGTTCACGTCAAGTGAATAATCAGGCCGATGTATCATTTTGCATTGACGAATGTCGCGCCGCACCTTACATTCACCTCATGGACGCTCTCAAACAGATTAGATTGACGCGCGGCATGGCGGCGAAAATCGCTCGGGCAACCGGGTTGAGGCCGTCGACCGTATCCCAATGGACGCGCGTTCCGCCGAGCCATCTGCGCGTTGTGTCCCAGGTTAGCGGAATTCCCGCGCATATCTTGCGTCCGGATATTCTTGACGGGCCGGGCGTTGGCTGTTTCTGAGCGAATGCTTCGGCTTCTTTTTTCACTCATCGGGAGGGTAGCGTTCGGCGCTTGCCCGATCCGCGCGTCGATGGCCGCAGCCGGACGCCAGCGCGCGGACTTTTTACCAGTTCGCGGGGTAGAGCGGTGTGCTCCGCTCCCCGCGTTCGCCAGCGACGGGCGCCCCCCTCGTCCGTCGCTGGCGTCAAGATTGGTCGTGTGTCTCACGCGGCCAGTTCCCGAGCGGCAGGGGTTTTGCCGCGCGTTTCCTCCCGAAGGACAACCTTCCCGGCGGCCGCGTGTGCCGCCGGGTTTTTTTGGGGGAATGCCAAATAACCAAACCCCACAGATCGCGATTGTGGGGTTGCCGGGGCCTTGTCCAACTTGGCCGCTGGAGGGGGTGCGCCCCCGGCGCCGCGTCCGGCCCGGCTGTGGTGTCGCCCACGGGGCCGGACGCGGCACAACGCAATAACCAGGAGCACACATGACAATTGAAATTATCCATCTGTCCGCCGACGTGCCGCTGGCTGAAAATGAGTTCGGTTTGTTGGCCATGTTACCGGACCATGCCGAAGCGATATCCGTTGCGCGCGAAAGGTTGGCGATTGTTGGAATCGATCTGGCTATCGCTCGGGGCGTTGTCACGCCGCCCGCGCCGCGCCGTCCAGGACGGCCAAGGAAAATCGCTGCGGACACGCCTGAGTGACCGCGCCCGTACCTGCGCCCGTCCAGCGCGAATGGGCGGATCAAAGGACCTACAAGGCGTTCTTTGACCGCGCCTTGCCGTTGGACGCGTATTGGACTTCGATCGACATCGGCCGGTCGTCCAGCGCGGTTATCGGCATGATGCGCAAAGCGCGGGGCGTCAAAGCGGGAATTCCAGACATCCTTATCGTGTGGCGCGGCGTCACGCTGTGGATCGAGTGCAAGCACAAGGCCAGCTTAACCGAGGCCCAGAAGTTAACGCGCGACCGGCTGACGCAAAACGGCCACAGGTGGTGGCTGGCGCGGTCTGGTGAGGACGTGGAGGCCGCGTTGCGCGATGCGGGCATCCCGCTGCGCGCGACGTTCGGCGCGCGCATTGCGCGGCTGGCCGCGATCAAGGCGAGCAAACCCACGAGAAAAAGAGGATCGCCGGTCGCCTCTGGGACGCCGCGATATTCGATTGGCAAGGCCATGGCGGCGCGGCTGAGGAAGCGAGGGATTATGGTGTGAGCCACCTTTGAACTATGAAATCCCCATTCCCCTATTTTGGCGGGAAATCGCGCATTGCGGCGGACGTGTGGGCGCGGTTTGGTCCCGTTGCAAATTACGTCGAGCCGTTTTTCGGTTCCGGCGCCGTGCTGCTCAACCGACCCGACGCACCCGGCATAGAGACCATTAACGACAAGGACCACTTCGTTGCCAACTTTTGGCGCGCGGTGCAGGCTGACCCGGAAGCGGTTGCGTATCATGCCGAAAACCCGGTCAATGAAACCGACCTTACCGCGCGGCATCTGTGGCTGGTTTCGGAGGGCGTGCGGATTATTGAACGGTGCCAGGGTGAGCCGGACTTTTCCGACGCCAAGGTCGCGGGCTGGTGGGCGTGGGGCCTCTGTTGCTGGATCGGGGGTGGCTGGTGTTCCGGGGAGGGGCCTTGGACGTTTGACGACGGGGAATGGATCAACCGGCAACTTCCGCACCTGGGGGACGCCGGGCAGGGCGTCAACCGGAAACGCCCGCACCTGGGGAACGCCGGGCAGGGCGTCAACCGGAAACGCCCGAACCTGGGGGACGCCGGGCGGGGATCGTCGCTAATCCCCTACATGCAATCTATCGCCAACCGCCTACGCAACGTGCGCGTCTGTTGCGGCGACTGGGAGCGGATATGCGGCCCGTCCCCGACCTTTAAGCACGGCCTGACCGGAGTATTTCTCGACCCGCCATATTCAGCCGAGGCAGGCAGAGCCGAGGTCTACCGCACCGAGGACTTCACCATCGCGCACCGGGTCCGGGAATGGGCCATCGAGGCAGGCCGCAACCCGCTGATGCGGGTTGCGCTGTGCGGATACGACACCGAGCACAACATGCCGCCCGACTGGTCCGTCTTTGCGTGGAAAGCGCACGGCGGATATGGGAACCTGGGTGACGACACCCGAGGGCGTGATAACGCCGCGCGCGAAGTCGTCTGGTTCTCCCCTGCGTGCCTGCCGCCCGTAATGCAGGATTTATTCGCATGACCTCAACGCCAGGAATCGACGTGGAGATTATTCGCCGGCGCGATGCAAGCCGTAGGACGCGCGCGTGGTGTTGGGGATGCTGGCTAACACGCGGTACGCCCAGAACCGCTCCAGCCCCAGCGCCGTCACCAAACACGGCGAGATAAATTGCTTCGGGCCGAGCGCGTCGCTGATTGCCTGCCGCGATACGCCAAGCACGCGCGCCGCCTGGGATTGCGACCCGGCATCACGCACCACAACCCGGATCATCCGTTGCACGCCTGACTTTTCCATGTTCGTCCTGTCGAATAACTGTTGCCAGCATATATGCGGTCTGCCAAGACTACAACCGCCGTTTAGAGACGGTTAACCTAACGGAAGGAAATACGATGGCCGTGATTGACGCAATTGTCGGGGACGATTTATCGCCTACGGCATGGCAGCGCACGGCGGCCGGGACTGCGGCTATTGAGGAGGGATCGTTATGAACACAAAGCACACGCCGGGCCTTGGGTGGCCGCAATGAAAAAGCGCCCGATCATGTTCTCCGCGCCGATGGTCCGCGCGATCCTCGACGGGAGGAAGACGCAAACGCGGCGGATTTTGAAGCCCACCGCGAGCCAGGTAAAAGTCTTGAACCCAGATTATTCGATGCGCTGGCAGCCCGGCGATACGCTGTGGGTCCGCGAAACGTGGAAGCCCGGTGCTTGGCGGGAAGATGGCCGCGTGGCCGTGGATTATCGGGCATCTCTTGAACTGACAAACACGCCGTGGTGTCATCCGCCAAATTTCGATGATATTTGGCCTGTTTGGACCGACGAACTGATGCGCAATGGGTCTGTCTGTGATCATGACGGCATTCATCATTGGCAAGCAGGAAACAGCCCAATGCGGTGGCGCCCCTCGATCCACATGCCGCAATGGGCGAGCCGGATCACGCTGGCGGTCGAGGCTGTCCGCGTGGAGCGGTTGCAGGATATCGGCGAGGCGGACGCGTGCGCGGAGGGTTGGCCGAAGGACGAAAACGGTCCGATCGTTTGGCATTCGGCGCTTTGGGACACGATCAACGGCGCCGGGTCATGGGACGCCAACCCGTGGGTGTCGGTGACAACGTTCCGGAGGGTGCCATGAGCGACAACGCAAAAGGAAACGAAATGAATATCGACGATCTGACAATGGGCCAAGTCCGCGAACTGGTGACGATGTTCGGGAATAGTATCGCGATGCTGCCGGACATGCAGATGGGCCCGCCGCGCGTGACACCCACGCACCGCCCCCGGCAGGTCATTGTATGCACGGACAAACGTGGGGTTATCTTCGGCACAACGGAAGACATGTCCTCTCGTCCGATTGTGCTGACGGATGCCAGGATGTGCCTTTATTGGTCGGCCGACGTGGGAGGCGTGTTTGGATTGGCCGACATCGGCCCGACACCCGGGTGCAGAATTTCAGCGGTGCTACCGGAAATTGCGCTGGAAGGGCTCACGGCGATCATGGGGATGACCGACGATGCCACCAGATTGGGAAGTTGAAATGAAAAAGGCAATCTTGCGGACGAAGCCCGGATGCTATTATTTTGTGAATAGCGAACGAATAGAGGGCGTTCATACCCGCCTGTCTGGCGACATGACCTGCCTGTCTGGCGACGTGACGGGCCTGTATGGCAACGTGACGGGCCTGTATGGCAACGTGACGTACCTGTCTGGCAACGTGACGGGCCTGTCTGGCGACGTGACGGGCCTGTATGGCGACGTGACGGGCCTGTCTGGCGACGTGACGGGCCTGTATGGCGACGTGACGTACCTGTCTGGCAACGTGACGGGCCTGTATGGCGACGTGACGTACCTGTCTG